CTCAAAGGGAATATACAAAGAATACGGCATTAAACGAAATTCTTAATATGACAACTCCATTTACATCTGCACAAAGAGCAGAAGGTGGTGGTAGTGGTGGTAGTGTATTAGATATGTTACAACCACAAATGAGTGTTGAAGAAGGTGGTTGGGAAACTATGGATTATAGAGATTCTGGAATTCCACAAAGTATGCCACAACAAATAGAATCAACGGGAGATGCGTTGCAAGATGCAACAATGAAAGCATTAACAAGAGATTATTCTGAATTAGTGAAAAGATTTAAATAATGGCTTTAGAACTAGGTAAAGTAAAAGTACAAGATTTAACGGAAAACGATTATAAAGTATTAGGAATTGGCATAAATACAACTTCTAATTCTAATGGTGTATTTTCCGTTAATTATACTACTTTAACCCAAGCTAAAGATAATTTAAAAAGTTTAATTCTTACACATAAAGGTGAAAGATTAATGAATCCTGAATTTGGTTGTGATATTTGGAAATTATTATTTGAACCAATTGTTGAAGGTGATATTGATTCAAAAATAGAAAGAACAATTATAGATGCAGTATCTATCTGGTTACCATATTTAAACATAGACCAAATAATTTTTGATTATGATGATAATGATATAGATAATCATACAATTGGTTTAGATATTAAATTTTCATTGGCATCAAACCCAAATTTAGGTGATTCAGTACAAATAAATGTAAATAATTAATAATGGCAATTAAACCGATAGATAAAAATTGGGGAAACGATAATAAAAAGATAAACTATCTTGGTAAAGATTTTGCTACATTAAAGCAAAACCTAATAGAATATACTAAAACTTATTTTCCAAATACATATTCCGATTTTAATGAAGCATCACCTGGTATGGTGTTTGTTGAGCAAGCGGCCGCAATTGGTGATTTACTATCATTCTATCAAGATGTTCAATTAAAAGAATCAATGTTAGCTTATGCTACTGAACGTAAAAACGTTATAGCATTAGCACAAGCAATGGGGTATAAACCAAAAGTAACAACACCCGCAGTAACTACAATGACAGTTTATCAATTAGTTCCATCTGTTGGTGTTGGAGCAGAAAGTGTACCCGATAGTAGGTTTTATTTAAGAGTAAAAGAGGGTATGGAAATTCAATCTTCTACCAACTCATCGGTAATATTTAGAACAACTGATTCTGTTAATTTTGCAGAAACTGGTAGTAATTCTGTTAGTGTATTTGAAAGAAATGCACAAGGAAATCCAACAAGATATTTGATTTCAAAAACAGTTAAAGCAATATCCGCAAGGCAAATTTCTACTTCAATTGTATTTCAAGGAACAGATACTGATTACCCAACGGCAACATTGGCAGATACTAATATTATAGGAATAACTTCTATTATAGATTCAAATACAAATGAATTATGGTACGAAGTTCCTTATTTGGCACAAGAAAGTGTTTTTGTTGAAAAACAAAATACATCATATAATTCGGATTTAAATGAATTTTCTGGTTCCGTTCCTTATATTTTAGAAATACAAAAAGTACCTCGTAGATTTTCAGTAAAAGTAAATTCTGATAATACTATGGATTTACAATTTGGAAATGGCGGAGGTAGTGGTTTAACAGACGAACAAATTTTACCAAATACTAAAAATATAGGATTGGGATTAGCCAATTCAGTACAACGATTAAATCAAGGCATTGACCCATCTAATTTTTTAAAAACAAATACATTTGGAATATCCCCTGCAAACAAAACTCTATCAATAAATTATTTAGTTGGTGGAGGAATTGAATCAAACGTAAATACAGGCGATTTAACTACAATAAGAAGAATTGAATTTGAAGAAGATGTTCTATCAATTCCATCTAATATATTAAGTGCATATAATGATACCAAAACAACAGTTGCGGTTGAAAATTTAGAAGCTGCGGTTGGTGGAAGAAGTTCCGAATCAATTGAAGAAATTAGACAAAATGCATTAGGTTCATTTGGTTCTCAAAATAGAGCAGTAACAAGACAAGATTATATTGTAAGAGCATTATCAATGCCGGAAAGATATGGTAGTATTGCAAAGGTATATGTATCACCCGATGGAGAGATTGATAATAATTCACCATCATCTATTCTTGCAAATCCAAAATATATTACTGAATTTGTTGGATTAGTTGAAGGATTAAAAGGAAAACCATCTTCCGAAGTTCAAAAAGAATTAGTTAAATATCTTTCCCAAAAACGTTCTGCAATATCGGAAGTAAATAACCCATTTGCAATTAATATGTATGTATTGGGTTATGATGAAAATAAAAAATTAACAAATTTAAATACTGCAATTAAACAAAATCTTAAAACTTATTTAGGTGAATATCGTTTAATGACTGATTCTGTAAATTTATTAAATGGATTTATAGTAAATATTGGTTGTGATTTTGAAGTAGCATGTTATTCTAATTATAATAAAAATGAAGTAGTAGCAAGTTGTTTATTACAATTGCAAGATTATTTTAATATTGAAAATTGGACATTCAATAAACCAATAAATCTTTCAGAAATAGAATTAATATTAGCAAACGTAGAAGGAGTTATGAGTGTACCATCGGTTAAGATATATAATCTTTGTGGTGGTGATGGAAATTATTCTACAAACAAATATAATATAGACCAAGCAACTAAAGATAAGATTGTATATCCATCTTTAGACCCTTGTGTTTTTGAAATTAAGTACCCAAATAAAGATATTAAAGGAAGAGCACTATAATGCATAAATTTTTCACATCATCATTTGACGCAAGTATATACTTACAACAACCAGACCAAAATACAGGTAGGGATGAAATGTTGGAAGTTGGTAAATTATATTATGGTTCTACCAAAGACATTGCTAGAACTTTAATTAAATTTGATACAGGCTCAATTAAGTCAGAAATAACATCAATAGGGACAGGTAGTTACTCTGTATTTTTAAATTTAAAAACGGCAAAATCCGAAGAGATACCTTTACAATATACATTATATGCAAACGCGGTTTCTCAAAGTTGGGCAATGGGAACTGGTACTAAGTTTGATAACATAACATCAGATGGTGTTAGTTGGTATTACAAAGATGGCATTAATAAATGGATGAACTACACAGTAACTCCAGATTCTTATGTAAGTGGCTCTGATACTGGTTCAATATCAAATGGTGGTGGTGGTACTTGGTACACTGCTTCAATAGCATCACAATCATTTGATTATGAAAATGATGATGTTAGAATGGATGTTACTAATTTAGTTAAATTATGGGTAAGTGGTTCTGTTCCAAATAATGGGTTTGTAGTACATCATGGATTAATAAATGAAGCAGATACGTTGGATTATGGTGTTATTAAATTCTTTTCAAAAGAAACTAATACAATATATGAACCAAAATTAGAATTAGTTTGGGATGATAGTTCATTTTTAACTGGAAGTTTATCACCAGTAACCGGTTCAGCACAAGAAGGATATAAAGTAGTTATTAGCAATTTAAAAAATGAATATGTTAATAATACAAAGGTAAAAATTAGATTAAAAGGTAGAGATATGTATCCATCAAAAACATTTGATAGAACTTTCTCATATGACCAAGTTAAATATTTACCATCCGGTTCAACTCAGTATCAAATAGAAGATTACATAACAGGAGAAGCAATATTTCCATTTGGTAATTATACAAAAGTAAGTTGTGATTCTACATCTAATTATTTTATAATGGATTTATCAACACTATCTATTAATAGAACATATAGATTAAAAATAAAAATAATAGAAAGTGGAATATCTACAATTGTAGATGATAAGTATATATTTGAAATAGTATCCTAATGACTACACCAGAAACAATTTCTGAAAAATTACAAAATATAAAAGATACACGTTTAGAAGAAATTTTAAAAGTATCAGGCTCAGCCGCAATTACTAAAAATGAATATGGTGTTACCATTGTTAATGAAAATGATTCTGCATCTTCTTTAATTTTTAAATCTTTAACTAAAGATAAATACGATAATACAGAATTACAAAAAGCAATTGATGTTGTAGTTAAAGAATTAAAACCAAATATTCCAAAACCAAATTTAGATTTAGTTCCAAGGCCACTATACGATGAAAAAGTAGTTGAAAATGAAGATTTAAGAAAACAGGTAGAAGATTTAACTGCAACCGTTTCTGATTTAAATACTCAAATTACTACATTAAAATCTGAAGTTGAAACGCAGATAAATAACAGATTAAATATAGAGCAAACCAATGATGCGTTAGTAAATCAATTAGAAATTTTATCAAAAACTATTTCAGAATTTGCAATGCAAATATCAAATGCGGTTCAGAAATCTATTGATGAATCTATTTTAAGAGCATCTTTACAGGCACAGAACAAAGGTTTCTTTGCACAGATTACTGCATTAATTAAACAAATTGATTCATTAAACTCAATTATTGAAGGTTTACAGGCTCAATTAGGTGCATCTCAACAACAACAAGCAATTGTACAAGGAACAAGAGCAACTGCATTAGCATCTGGTGCAGATATGGTATTAGATGTAGCATTAATTAAGTTAGAACCATCTACTGCCAAATCAGAACCACCAATTAAAGCAAATATTAGTTCTGAATTAATTGGTAAATGGATTAATGGTCAAACTATTAAATTTACAAATAATGATAAAGAACCAATAAAAGTTGAAATATCTGTAACATACCCACAAGGTGTTAGATTCTTTAACGTACCAGAAACATCATTTAGTGTTCCTGCTGGTGGTTCAAAGGATATAACACTTACTCTCGATACACGAGCTACAGAGGGAAAAAGTTCTCATTGGAGAAGAAATGGTTGGGGCTTTTTAACAGAAAGAGATTCATCAGATTATACAGGTGGTTCTATGAACATAACAGTAACTAATTCACAAGGGAAAAGTGAAGTAAAGACTTACGGAATAAAATTATCCAAAAAGACTAAAGAAGATTATGCAAATCATCAAACATAATAATTTATGAGTATTACAAAATATACTAACTTTGAGCAAATTGATTCTAGAAAAGAAAATAAAGGTGATTTTCTTTTAAAGGATGACTTACTCATTGTGTCCAAAACTGAGATAGAAGAAGCGGATTTTGGTGATTGTAAACATGATGTAATGGAAGTATCTATATACGATGTTAATAATGTTTTATTACCAAATAAGGCAGGAAATAACGTTGCTTATATAAAACCAAACGATATAAAAAACTATATGTACGATATAGTTAATGCGGGTGGTCAAAAAGAACTTGCTATAAATGTTGAAAAATTATTAAATGATTTAGGATATTCAAATGGTGTTCTAAAAGTTAATTTAAATTTTGTTCGTAATAAAATAGGAACTGATAATGATTTAACAAGAGTTTGGATTCAAGAAATATCACCTTCAAGAGAAGAAGTTCGTATAATTCCATTAAAAACAAAAGATAATAATATAAACAAAATTACAAATAATGAATTTAAAAATATTCATAATTTAAGTAAAGATTTTAAATATTATAAAAAAAATATATTGGATGCATTAGATAAGTTTGAAGCAAGTTCATTAACTGTAATAGATGATGCATTGGTTGCTAAATTTGGAAATGATTTTAGAAGTGTACTAAGAAAAGATTTTGGATTGAGAGATTTAGATATTTTTCATAAAAGAATATTTGATAATTTTAGAGATAGCATAAAAAATTGGGCAAACAATAGATACTACGATGTATCACAATCTACATTTGGTAAACCATCTGAAATAAGATTTGAAAGTTGTGGACAATATGATTTTAATATGTTGTTGGGTGAAATTCAAAGTATATTAAATAACTGTATCCAATTTAATACAAAAGCATTACAAAGAAGACAAGTTGATATTAAGCAATTACCAAAAGAATTTGGAATAGTTGAATTAAGAAAACAAATACAAAATAATTTAGATTCATTTGGTACTAAAATTGATATTAAACGAAATATCTATATGCCAGATAAAGTGGATGTAACTGTTACAGGTACAAGTGAATTACCACCAATTAAAACTGTAAGAGAAGTTGCAGTTGTGGAAACCCCATCCGAACCAACTCCACCACCTAAACCACCATCTCCACCATCTCCATCAGCACCATATGAAATTGCATATGAATATGTATTGAGTAACTACCATCCAACGGGTAATAGAACGTTTATTTTACGTCAATTAGGTACAAATGGTGTTATTTCGTATATATTATCTCCAGGTCAAGAAAGAACTGTTTGTGCAATTGAAAATAGTGTAAGTGTTGCAGAAGGCGGATATGGTAATATAAGTAAACGTAGTGTTTGTGGTACTACTCCATCAAATACAAGTCAAATAACACCCACTACACAAACTAAACCAAACTTACAAGATACTAGATTTAGTACTGCAGAGCAACAAGCAATTGGTTTAACTGTAACAAATTCAGGTAATAGGAGTTATGCTCAATATGTACCTGTAGGATTAGATGGAACTACTAATAATAGTAGTTTGGCAAATGTAGAAAACGACCCAACTGGTAGAGATTATTAATAATACGATATTTATAATAAAATATTAAATGGCATTAACGGAAGAACAAAAAAAAGAAGCGGACAAGCTTGGTCTTACATACGAATTGTATGAGAAGTTAAGCAATATAACAATTGACCCAAATGCTCTTTCTGGTTTAAATGAAACTCTTGCCCAAATTAATTCTCCTGCTGGCCAAGCCGAATTACGAACTGCAATTGCTGCAAATATAGGACCTATAAATCCACTTACAATGTTGGGTTCTGATACAATTGGACCAATATATCAACCATTAACGTTTACAGATGTTAATGGTGACCCAATTACTATTAATGAAAGAAATCCTACAAACGTAGAACAAACATTAAAAGCATTACAAGATTTAGAAGTACCTAAAATTGCAGATGTTCCTGTTCCTCAACCACCTGCTACTAAAAAAAAAATAGATAGATTAGAAACAATAGTCCCAAACCCAAATAGTGAGTATGAAATTTCATTTGGTAGTAATTTTAAAAACGAACTAGGTGGTAATGTATCTTTAACATACGAAATTGTATCAAACGATTTTAAACACGATAGTGGTGTTTTGTTTTTAGATGGTACTAGGAGTGCTATTAAAAAACAATTATCAAAAGATGTTTTACAGAACGGTGTTGTTTTATTTAAAATAGAAGGAAATTTACCAGACGGATTTACGTTTAGTGGTATATATGAAGGTAATTCATCTTTAGTAAAAAATGAAGGTAGAGATTTATCTGCACTAACTCAAGTTAATGGTACTGTATTTTCTGTACCTGCAAATAAATTATTTAGTAGTTTTGTTGTTATTGCAAATTTCCAAAAAGAAATAAAATACGCAGAACCAAAAATTTCATTACCAAATGGAAGTCAATTTAATGTTTCTGTAAAAGATTCGGATTTAGAAAAATCAATTGCAATTCCATTTAATACAGAGCAAGCTGATAGAGTAATTGTATATTTAGGACCTAATAATACAATAGAAGTTCCTGCATCGGATAGACAGGCAATTATTTATTTCCAAAAAGATTTTCAAGAAGTATATGGTACTAAAAAAATAATATTAGTAGCAGTTGGTGATGCGTATGGTACTGGTGGTAGAGTGGAGGTGAATGTTACGTTTACTGCTATTAATGATTTTCCATCTATTACCGAAACTACTTTTGCCGAACTAATAGATGTTCCATCATTTTCAGATTATAATATATCATACGATGTAACTTGGAATACGTTTGCAGCAACAAGTGTAGATATACATTTAAAATTAAGAGATAATTCATTTGTTCCATTATTTGTAAATCAACCTACAAATGGAAGAACTAGCATACATCTTAAAACATTAAGAGAAAACTTTCCAAATTGGGCAGGTAGTGATAATGTAACTTTAAAATTAATACCATATAATAGGGGTGGTGCTGAATCACTTACTGGTAATGATTATGAAATTGTTACCAAACTTATATTACCTTTATTAGAAATTAATGAAGAGATTTTTGGTAAAGCAATGTTTGATGCTTTTATTCAAAAGTTACAAATAATTGAACCAGAAAAAGAAAGTAAAAATTTAACTCACCTTGCTAACTTTGGTAATGATGAGCAAGTATTAATTTCATCTTGGGAATCGGATGATTGGACTTTATCTAAAAAATCAGTAGATAATTTAGGTAATGAGTTTGTTAAAGAAACCGATAAGGTTGAATCTATAATATTAAAATTATATTCACCAATACCCGCATCCGTAACGCCAAATTCAACATTTTGGGTTACTAAATTATTAACAAGTCCATTAGTAGAAACTGTAATACTTACAGAACAAGATAACTTATTATGTCCTCCAATAAAAGGACCTAATTTTTCTATTGAAGTTGATTACATAAAAGGTAGTGCTACTAATTATGAATCATTGGATGATTTAATATTAACAAATACATCATCTGCACAATTAGTTGGGTTATACCTAAGTTCATCTTTAGTTAGTACGGATGATTTAAATATTGAATACACAACTGGTTCTACATATGCTTGGGATAATTTTGTACATTTTAGTTCGGCAAAAGAAAGAGTAGATAATTTTGTTTATAAAGTTCAATTAATTGAAAATTATGAATCATTAATTTCTGCATCTTATAATGACCCATATTCTTCTGGTCATACAAATACCCTTTCTGCAATTCAGGAAAGAGAAAAACAACAATTAAAGAAAAATCAATTAGTAAATGGATTTGATGGATTTGAAAAATTCTTATATACATCATCATCTTTAAGTTGGCCGTACAATGGTAGTATTAGAAAATTAAGTACAACTAGTGAAGTAACTAATTGGTATGAAACCGTTATAACGTTAGCTGAAGATTTTGATATAGAAAATCAAAATTGGGTTCAAAATAATATTCCACAATTTATTGTAAATAATACAGACAACGAAAGTATGTTGTTATTTTTATCAATGATTGGACAACATTTTGATAACATATATTTTTATACAAAATCAATTGAAAAAAGTAGAGGTTTAGGTTATAAATCAAAAAATGGTATTTCAGATAAACTTTTATTTGAAACTCTTAAATCATTTGATTGGGATGCTAAAAACTTAGCTTCAGATTCTAAACTTTGGAATTATGTATTTGGAAAAAATATAGATGGTAATATTGTAAACTCTTCACCTGGTAAAGAAAGAACCAATGAAGTGTGGAGAAGAATTGTAAATAATATACCGTATTTATTAAAACACAAAGGTACACGAAGGGGTGTATATGCGTTATTGAGTTGTTATGGTATCCCATCATCAAATCTTTCTATTTTAGAATTTGGAGGACCTGAAGTAACGGATACCAATAGGAGTAAATTGGTAATGGATAACATTACAACTGCTCTTAAAATGACAAATGGTTCTAAAATTGATTTTGAATGGAAAAACACAGAAAGAAATAGAAAACCGGATACGATTGAATTTTTTGTAAAACCATCAACAAGTGGAGAATATACTTTAATTTCAGGTAGTGGTTGGGATGTAAAAATAAGTGGTTCTTATAATAATAACAACGGACGTGTATTATTTGATTATGGTTCAAATGTAATTAGTTCATCTTTATTACCGATATTTAATGGTTCATTCTTTGGTATATCTGTAAGTAGAGAAGTAATTGGTAGTTTACATAATTTTGAATTAAATGTTAGACAAGCTGATAAAGAAAGAACTTTGTTTCAAAATAATACATCAACAAGTGTTGCAATTGGAGATTCTAATTGGAATAATGGTTCTTATATTACATTAGGTGGTAATTTTGTTGGTAGTATAGATGAATTCCGTTTATGGTCTACACCATTGGAAAAAGAAAGATTCTATGAGCACGTTTCATTTCCAGAAATGGTTAATGGAAACCACATATCAGCATCTACTGATGATTTGTTTTTCCGTTTAGATTTTGAATATCCTAAAAATTTATATGGTACAGTTGGTTCATCTTCATTAATGAATGTTGATAGTAACATTTATTTTAGTGGTAGTTTGACAAGAAATGATTATGAAAATGGAAGTAATGCTGTATTATATTCAGAAAATCCTTCCGCATCATATTCGGCTAGTGCGTATGGATTTACTTCAATAGCATCATATCCATATAATTTTGAAGCAATAGATAGAACGGTTGTATTAGATATACCGGATGTTGGTTCATCTAGATATTCAACTAATAAGATTCGTTTTGAAGAACAAACACTAGTAACTGATTTATCGGTTAATAGTAGAGCAACTAAAAAATCATTAGACCAAGCACCTACGGATTCTAATAGAGTTGGTTTATTCTTTTCTCCTACAAAAGAGTTGAATATTGATATTGCTAAATCGTTTGGTGGTATTAATTTAGATAATTATATTGGTGACCCATCGGATAGATATAAAACAAATTATAGAGGTTTAGATGATTTAAGAAAGTATTATTTTAAAAGATTTAATAATATAGACATATATGCTTATATTAACTTAATTAAGTTGTATGAGAAATCTATGTTTGAAGATATTAAAAATATGTTGCCCGCTAGAGTTAAAGCAACAACAGGTCTTTTAATTGAACCACACTTTTTAGAAAGAAGTAAAATTGCTCAAAAGAAACCAATTGGTGAAAATACTCAATATGAATCGGTAATACATTATGATGATTCAACTATATTAAGTTCAGAAAACTTTCAGCAAGAAGTAACATTAGATGCAAATTCTCAATATTTATTAGTTGGTGAAAATAATCAAAAAGAAACTTTAATTGATGCAAATTTAAGTGAAAATTTAATTGCCGAAAATTATCAATATGATACTAAAATTGTAGCTACGGAAACTACATTAGTAGAAGCCGAATCTTATCAAAGAGAAATTACAATAGATGCAGGATTGGCAGACCCAACAATACTTACTGAAATTGATTTAATTAATAGTAGTGTTACGATTGGTCAAACTGATTATGAAAATATTGGATTTGGATTGTACGCACAAAATGGTCATTCAATCAGAACGTATTTTGATAAAAACGGAAGAAGAGTAAAAGAAAGAGTTAAAGTTGATTTAATTAAAGAACAAAAAACAAGAAAAACTTTAAAATATAAAACAACAATAAATGGTGTTGGTGATATAAGAGATGGGTTTGTATTAACTTCATCTGTTTATTTTGAAACCAATTTAAACATACAACCATTTTCTGGTTCTAAAACAATTAACGCAGGAACAGGTAGTATAGTTGAGGTAACTCCTTTAAATGGATATTTACCAACTCACTATAGAAACACAACGGATTTGACAAGAGGATTGCAAAATTCTTTTTATAATGGTTCAAAAAATACGGCAGCAACTACATTAGATGGTTCTTCTCCTATTGAAACATTTGTATCTAATCCTAATACATTAAAGGTTAATAAAGCAGGTAGAAGTGCAAACGAACCAATTTTGGAAGTAGAGTAATAATTTTTAAAAAAACTATATTTATATTAAAGATAATACATTAACACTATGGGATATTTAAGTAATACCGAATTAACAGTAGATGCAATCCTTACAAAAAAAGGTAGAGAAAAACTGGCAGCGGGACAGGGTTTAAACATCACTCAATTTGCGTTAGCAGATGATGAGATTGATTATTCATTATACGAACCGGCACATCCACTTGGTTCGGCTTACTACGATGCGGCAATTAAAAATATGCCTGTATTAGAAGCTAATCCTGATGAAACACAGGTAATGAAGTATAAATTGGTAACTTTACCAAAGAATACTACAAGAATACCAATTGTTGAATTTGGAGTTCCTAATATTGCAGTTAATCAAAAAAGTGGTGAAGTTGCATTATCACCAACAACATCTCCAGCAGGAAATAGAAGTTTAGGATACACTATTGTGTTATCAAACAAAAACGCAGGAGATATTATTGGTTCAGGAGTATCATCTGAAGTAGGTTCAGTACCTATCTTTATTGGAGATGATGTATCTGCAACGGCAGCAGTATCTAAAGGATTAACATTTAAATTTATACCGAATCCATCTTTAACATCTACCATTAGAACTACAATTACAGTTTATGGTAATGAAACAGGGGGTTCTCAAACTATTCCAATAACCGTAACTTACGTTCAATAATAAATAACAATGGCAGTAATAAGAGATAATAGGGGGGCACTTTTAGCAAGTAATATTTCACAATATTTGGCAGGTGCAGCCAATACGGCAGGAACTCCGGTAGATACTAGCGAATTAGTTAGAATCGTGAATCAATTTTTAGGAACTGGTGAGCAAATTAGTTCTGATATAACTACCATTACAAATGGTATTTATAAAAAGTTTGGAGCAATTGATAAAGTAACTAACAGAACTGAAATTGTAACTTCTGGAATATGGAGTGGTGATACTGGTTCATTATCAGTAAATGCAACATATACTTCTTCTTTACAAATCGCATCTACAAGTGGTAAATATTATATAGATGTTTATAATGGTGTAACATCATCAACTTCATCTGAAGTTCAATTCTCAATTGCGTATGGTGATGTTGCCGGAAACGGAGCACCTACATTAACACAAGATGATTCATCTACTTTACCAACTAAAGCAACTTACAATCAATATCGTAATATTTTATTAGATTCTGCTGACCCTTACTTTAGTGTATATAGCGGTTCAACTGCGGGAGCTCATAATTTAGAAAACTTCTACGCGATTAACATCAACAGAGCAAGATATAAAGAAAGATTAGACCCAGGTAATATTTCAATTAAATTAGCAGGTACAATTGGAGACGTTAATTTAATTGATGATTCAGGTGGAACTGATGAAAATGTAACTACATCTGGAAGAGTTTATAATTTAGTTAGTGGTTCATTAAACATTGGTTCGGCATTAAGTGCATCAATTCAATCATATACATCTTCAAACGGACAAGGTTGGGGATTATTCTATCCAGATATGGGTATTATATTGTTGAATCCTGCAGCATTAGCAGCTAAAGTTAATGAAAACTTATCAGCAGCAACCGGTTCAATTGCAGGTGTATATCACAATAACTCAACATCGGCATCGGTAACAGTTGGTACATCTGGTTCAATTGCATTATTAAAAGCATTAGCAAGTGGTAATGATTTCCAAGTTCGTAGAACTGAAAACGTTTCAACATCTCACTACTTTGTAAGAGCAAACAACAGAGAGTTTAACTTCTCAAACAACCCAACATTCGTAACTGGCTCTGTTGGTCAATTTGTTCAACCATTATTTGAAAGAGACCCTAGGGTTTATATAACAACTGTAGGCTTATACGATGATGCTAACGAATTATTAGCAGTAGCAAAAACTTCTAAACCTGTTGAGAAATCATTTGATAAAGAAGTAGCAATCAAAGTTAAATTAGATTTTTAATTTAGAGTAATTTATAAACTACTGACCCACCTTTTGGTGGGTTTTTAGTTTATGAGATATTTATTACTGATATGTTAAAAAGAATACCAAAATCGGATATTAGTGTAAGACCATTCAAAGCTTACAAAGACTGGGCATTTGATAATGACTCTACAGAAATTACTGTATTACAAGCAGTTAATGGAGATTATACATCAACTGATTCAAATGTATTAACTTCCGGTAGTTTAAGTGGTTCATCATATAATAAACATTCTGTTTATGGACAATTAAGAGCTCAATTTTATAATGGACATGAAGATAATCCGTTTGTTAGAATTGGAAATAAAAGTAAAAATTATACAGATTCTTTAAATGCAAAAGAAAGGTTTTTAAGTGGTTCTGCAAAAGTTATATCGATACCAAATATATACGTTGGTGAAGGTATTAAAAAAGGTTCGGTAACTTTATATGAAAATAATACTGCATTTACTGATGATAGTAACGGTAATTTATTTGATATAAGAGATGAAATAATAATTTCTTTAATAAATAACGGAAACGAATCTGCTACAGGTGTTATGTTATTTGAAGATATAATTGGAAATACTTATTCTGCAACAATAAATAGTTATTTTTTTGATGTAGAATCAAAACAAATATATTTAACTATAGGTTCTACACAATATAGTGCTTTAGTTGATACATTTGATTTAGAAACTGGTAGAATGATTGCAAATAATTTTACATTTTTACCTGAAGATGCAAGTGGTATTAGAATTGGTAATGTTTTTTATAATCATGGGTTAGTTGCAATAACAAGAAATTCTGATATACGATTAATTAATACGTGGGATTTAACATTTAAATCAACTGAAACTATTTACGAACATGAATATCTTTTAATTGTAAATGAATCTGATTATAATGTATCTACCAATCCAACGGCAGTAGAATCAGTAGGTGGTTCATTTTCAACATTTATTGATGATTATGGTAAAGCTAAAAGAGTATATACAGAACAACCTGTAAAATATATTAAAAAATTAACTACATTAGAAAACGGAAATATTTTAGACAAAAGATTTAGTGGTTCGGTTGGAAATAAATTAGCAGGATTTGAACACTATGATTTAAGTGGTTCTGTAGATTCAACTGGCTCATTCCTTGCACCATTTATAACAACAATTGGTTTATATGATGATGATTGTGATTTGGTTGCAGTAGCTAAATTACCTAAACCAATAAAATCAGACCCGGAACTTCCGGTAAACTTTATTGTCCGTTTTGATACTTAATTGATATTTATTATAAAATAAAACTATGGAACTAGAATTAAAAGCATTTGATTACTTTTTAGGTAGTGAAAGTAATACTCAATTAATTAACGATAAATTATTTGGTATTCTTGTATTGGAAAATGAAGAATTAACAACTCAATTTATATTAGAAGAAGATTTTAATAAATATTCTCATATATTTTTAACGGATGAATATCCAAATATAGAAGATATAAGAGTTAAAATACCAGATAATTCAACTGGATTCCCAATAGTAACATTAAAATAAATAATACAAAAATGCCAACAATAGAAGAATTATACAAAGCACAGCAATCAGCATTAGGTGTTGATAAAATTGGATTTGCAGCAGGAGAATCTGCTAAAACACCATATACTACAGATGATTTAAAAAAAGCAGATGAGCAAATATTAACTGCTGATAAGTTCAAAACAGGTAGAGGTGGTTCAATTAGTGAAAAAAAGTATTCTGATACTTTCAAATAATAATGGCTAAAAAGGTTACATCAAAAAAACCAACCAAAAAAGGTTGGGTGGCAAGGAAGCATGGTTTCAAATCAGGCTTGGAAGAATCAATATCAATTCAAATAGATAGTAAAGGTATTCCCGTACAATATGAATCAGAAAAGATTCCATACATTGTACCTGCTTCAAAACATACATACAATCCAGATTTTAAATTACCAAATGGTATTTTTATAGAAACTAAAGGTAGGTTTGTTCCTGCTGATAGAAAGAAACATCTATTTATAAAAGAACAACATCCCGAATTTGATATTAGGTTTGTATTCACATCATCCAAAAACAAAATTTCAAAAAATTCAAAAACATCTTACGCAGATTGGTGTGATAAGAATGGGTTTTTGTATGCAGATAAATTTATTCCAGAAGAATGGTTTAATTAATTTGGAAATTTGAAATAATTGTTGTATATTTGTATCATGCTGAATAATACAGATAAGACAAAAATAACTACAACACTATCTAATGTGTTAGGGAGTTTTTCCGTTCTAAGGGGAAATGAATTAGCATTCTACTGTCCATTTTGCCATCATCACAAACAAAAATTACAAGTAAATACCGAAACACAACATTGGCATTGTTGGACGTGTAATAGTGGTGGTAAGAAACTCACATCCTTATTAAAGAAGTTAGATGTTGATAGAAAAACTATTGCAGTTATTAGGGAGATATATGGTGATTCACACTATAACCCACAAAATGAAGATGGTGATGCTAAAATATTCATATCATTACCAAAAGAGTTTATTTCTCTAGCAGAACAACCAAAAGGATTCAATCCAGAATACAAACAAGCAATGAATTACCTTATTCAAAGAGGTATAACAGAAAAACAAATTGTAAAGTATGGTATTGGGTATTGTAAAGAAGGTTTATATAGTAGAAGAGTAATTATCCCATCTTACAATTGTGATGGTTCGTTAAACTACTTTGTTTCTCGTTCTTATTATGTAGATGAAAAAATGAAATATAAAAACCCACCAATCAGTAAAAATGTAATTTGTTTTGATTCACAAATAAATTGGAATGAACCTATTATCTTATGTGAGGGTGTATTTGATGCAATTACAATTAGAAGAAACGCAATTCCCCTTTTAGGTAAGTTTCCATCTAAAACATTAGTTGAAAAAATCTTTATGAATGGGGTTAGTGATATTGTTATCTCATTAGATAATGATGCTAAAACAGAAGCATTGAAAGCATCTGAATATTTTAGGAAGCAAGGAATAAATGTTAAGTTTATGAATCTAAAAGATAAAGATGCTGCCGATATGGGATATAATAAGTTTTACGAAGAATTAAATTCTACAAAAGAGTTTGGAATAGAGGAGTTGTTATTAACAAAAATTAATAGTTTATGAGTTTAAAGAAAATCTATCACATTGCCGATGTGCATATCCGTAATGTGAAAAGACACAATGAGTATCGTCAAGTATTTGAAAAAATGTTTGATGAAATTCGTAAAAGAGGAACAGAAGATTCAATTATTTATTTAGCAGGAGATATTGCTCATGCTAAATTAGAATTATCTCCTGAATTAGTGAGAGAGATTAGTTGGCTATTTACAGAGTGTTCTAAACTATGTGAAACTATTCTTATTACGGGTAATCACGATTGTAATATGAATAACTCCGATAGATTGGATGTTCTTACTCCAATTGTGGAAGCATTGAACTTACCAAACTTTACATACCTACGAGATACTCAGGTTTACTCTATTGGTGGAGTAGATTTTTCCGTATTTTCTATTTTTGATAAAAGAGATAATTGGATTCCTGCAAATAAATTATTTGGTAATAAAAAGATTGCTCTTTTTCACGGACCATTGGATACATCTCAAACAGATATTGGGTATGTAGTTTCATCTCGTCATTTTACACCAGATATGTTTGATGGATATGACTTAGCTTTATTAGGTGATATTCATAAACGACAAATTATCACATCTCCCAAAGGATGTACGATTGCGTATGCGGGTTCATTGGTTCAACAAAACTTTGGAGAAACTTTAGATAAGCATGGATTACTTGTTTGGGATTTGGATAAAATGAGTTATGAGGAAATTGATATTCAAAATGATTATGGATATTACACAATGGATATTGATAATGGTAATGTTCCAAAGGTTTCCGATATGCCAAAGAATCCTCGTTTAAGAGTTCGTTTATCTAATACCGATACTGCCGATACAAAGAAAGTAATTTCAGAAATTAAACAACTATATGGTGTAGACGATTTTACAATTATCAGAACCGATTCTCTTTCTAAATCAAAAACTGGAAATAGAAATAATAGATTAGATTTTGAAGATATAACGGATGTAAACTATCAGAACTCTCTTATAAACGATTATATTGGGAGAATGATGCCATTCGTTAGTAAAGAAGATTTGGATGGATTAGAAGCAATTAATAGAGATATTAATAGTAGAATAACTCACGATGATATACAAAGAAACATACATTGGAAACCAGTTAAGTTTGAGTTTTCTAATATGTTTTCTTACGGAGAAAATAACAAAATTGATTTTACCAAAGTTGGTGGGTTAATGGGGTTGTTTGCACCAAACGCAGCAGGTAAATCTTCTTTATTTGATGCAATCTCATTTTGTTTATATGATAAGTGTAGTAGAGCATTCAAAGCATCTAATATTTTAAATAATCGTAAATCTGAATTTATCTGTCATTTACATTTTCAAATAGATGGAATTGATTACCATATTGAAAGAACCGCCAAAACGATTAACAAAGGTAAGAATGTTAAAGTTGATGTTCAGTTTTGGAAAGAAGAGGGTGGATTAAATACTATATTAAACGGAACAGAAAGAAGAGATACAAATAATATTATTGAACAATATGTAGGAAAATATGAAGATTTTATTTTAACTGCATTATCTTTACAAGGTAACAATGCTTTATTCATTGATAAATCTCAATCGGAAAGAAAAGATTTATTAGCACAATTTATGGGTATTAATGTATTTGATAAATTGTACGATATTGCAAGTGAGGATATTAAAGAAGTTTCTATTTTAATTAAAAACTTTAAGAAAACAGATTTTACATCCGAATTAGCCGAAAAGAAAATTGAATTTATTAGTAAAACTGCTGAACTTAAAGATTTAGAAAAAACATTAGGTAGTAGAACATATGATAGA